GTTGTTTAATTTGGTGTAAAATAACATGTAAATATCGTGTAAATATTTATATGTTAAACTGGTTGACATGTGTCACCACAATAATTTAATTTATTCGTTTACACCATTGAAGATTTAAAATGGGACATAACCGTCCCAATTTAAATCTTCAATGGTGTAAATACTTAAATTGGGTTGTCCCAATTGTTTAAATCATCGTCAGGTAATTGTATAACACTTTCCCAATCAGTTAAAACTGCCTTTGCTTTTATTTTCTTTTCTAGAGCAGTATGTTTTTCCAATGTTTTAAATATCTTCTCTCTATTCGCTAGAACCAACTCTCTATCTTTGATGTAATTTTCATTTCGCGATTTTGAGTCCATTATGGATTCGAACTCTGTGGTTAAAGCTTGTTTTGTTTCAATCAAAGTTAGATATTCCTCATCCATAGCCACTTTTATTTTAGACCAATCAGATAGTTTCTCAGTAACATCTTGATGTTCCCATAAATTTTCCTTTGTATGGGGTCCCAATACATCCATTCTATATTCTATTTTGTTATGTAAATTGGCATATTTCTCTCTTAGGTTATGTATTCTTTCCTTTTGCTCATCATATTTATAATACTTGGAAACTGATAAAATCAAACTAATATATGTGGATATTGAAATACCAGAAACAGATACAATAGATTCTGCCGTGTCGAAATAATTTTTAGTCGATTGTAAAAATCCAGACAAGGTAGATAAAACAATAACGGATATTTGAATATAATTAATAGTTGAGTGTAAATCACTATATTTAATATCTAATAATCGCTTGCTAGTTTTACATTCTTTCAATATAAATAAGTTGTTATTAATAAGGGATTGAAGTTCGTTTTGAAAAATGGTAAATTCCTTCGAATATTTATAATCTAATTTTCCTATTTCAGGACTGGATATCCCCTTTTTTTGATTATCGGTTGGTTTATTAGTCGTATTTTTTGCGTTATTACCACTGATACCACTGATACCATTACTACTATTTGTATTAGCACTATTAATTTTGCTTGTTTCTGTATTGTTGTTTATTGCTCCGTCATTCGTCGGTTTGTATGCTTTATCTATTACTTTACTTCCAGTATTAATTGTGGTCTTTTCAACTACGTCTAAATTTATATTTGTTTCTACCGGAATATTATCTGTACTATTATTTTTTGTATTTTTACTCATTATATAATAAGAATACAAAATAAATTATTTTGGATTTTGGCTACCTTGTTCTCTTTTCATGTAATGTAATTTTACCATTTGTTTTTCTTAACGTTGATTTTGGGTCCAGCACCCTTCTTTTGAATACTGTTCGGATCATATACATCATCTTCGTCGTCGCTATTAATATCCTTGGATAATTCCCAAAACTCCTTTGAACCAAGTTTAAACCCACTATGGTTTTGCGCCTTATACCAAAATATTTGGTCCTGTAATTTATTTGACTTAGCATTGTTGTTAATTACCAAACATTCAAAATTTTCAGTACATTGGTCCATTACTTGACAGAATGATTCAAATGTTGGAAACATACCGGCATAATTTTCCCAAATACGCCTTCTATTCGCAATATATGGCTCTCTTAATATAAACACATAATCTATATTTGTTCTTAAATTCGGGGGAATACCTAACGGATATTGCATAGTAATAACTAACATGATCTTCCAATGACGACCATTCATAAACAACAGTCTCATCAGTTTATCCTTTGTCCATTTATTATCATACAAACAGTCATCTAATATTACAAACGCTCTAGCATCAATATTTGTTCGTTTATAAGCTTCCATTTCCCTTTTTATTTGTTTTAATACTGTTTTTTGACGCTTTAAAATATTCTCTATAATCGCGCTATTATATTCATCATGAATAAATAACTTTGGCACATGTTCCGCAAAAAAACCGTTACCTGCTTCTGTGCCAGATATGACTGTTCCTATTGGAATATCCTGATGGTAATATAGCAAATCTCTTACTAAAAAACTTTTTCCCGTATCACGTCTTCCTATTAAAACCACGACAGGACCCTTATTTTCGTCTGGACGAAAACTAATATTTTTCATATCGAATTTTTTCATATCAAGCGACATATTTATCTTCTAAAAAGAAAAAAAAGATGGTTGAATTACGAAACTCACAAAACTGACGAAATTACGAAATTGACAAAAATGACAAAAATGAATAGTATTTAATAATTTAACAAAAATTAGTTTAAATGAAATATTATATTTATTTTTAGAATAATAAAGAATGAACTTTTCATTGTATTATCGCAAAAATAAAAACGAGGAATTATTCAAAGCTTTAGAGAAATCTAATTTAGGGGTAGACAAACTACAGAACTATGTCCCATTGTATGAAAAATTCTTTTCACTCAATTCAACTAATTCAAACAGTATTAATCTAAATCAAAAATACTATATTCATTCTATTACCGAAGAAGTGACTAAAAATACATTAAAAATTAATGTATCTGACAATTCCAATAATCTAGTCGAAACGGATGTTTTTTGTAAGTTTTCACCTCTACTAGATCCGTTAAAGTATTTAATTGGTAAATATGACTTATCCGGCAATAATGATATCTCTTTACCACAATTTGATGTTACAAATAGTTTTCCTAAACTACAAGATAAAAATAATAGTGCTTACGTAGATTCATTTTTTACATATCTCTCTAGCCAGTTATTACATAACTATGGATTTTTAAATAGCATTGATTATTATGGAGCATTTATTTGTAAACAAGACAAGTTTCAATATAATATTGTGGATGATATTGACTATTTAAATGAGACCGACTATTTTCACACCAATATGGGTAATCTATTTTCAATTGAAAATGAAGAACATGCCAATATATTTAATCTCGGTTCGAGAACAAACAAGAAAAGACTTGTTATCAACAATAAATTAGATAACATTGGCATTGATGTAGATGTAGATATAGATATATTTAATAGCATTGACTTTTCCGTTTTTAGAGATAATAGTGATAACAATCAATCTACTATATTGAATGTAAATACTGATATTTCAATGATAACAACAACCTCCTCGTTAGACACATCTTCTATACAAATATTTGATTTGAGTGAAGTGTGTATTTATAATCATCCTTTAAAAAAATCAGCATCCGCAACGGGATCATCGTCAGTGTCATCTTCATCAACTTTTAGTTCAAAATCATCAAATACATCTGTTGATAATGAAAATGATGATATAAATTCTATAGATGGTGATGGTGATGGTGGTGCTCGGGGTGCTGATAAGAAAAACTGTATTGACGATAATGATAGCGGGAGCGACGATAGTAATGAAGAGGAAGATGACGAGGAAGATGTGTTTTGTTCTATTTTTAATTTCCCTGTTCAAATGATAACATTGGAAAAGTGTGAAAATACGTTAGATTATTTAATGATCAATGATTTATTAGAAGACCATGAGTGGGTGTCATGTTTGTTTCAAGTGATTATATCATTGGCTGTATTTCAAAAGGCATTTTCATTTACTCATAATGATTTACACACCAATAATATCATGTATATACCTACTGAAAAGCAGTTTTTATATTACACATTTAATAGCGTTACTTATAAAGTTCCTACATATGGAAAAATATACAAGATAATCGATTTCGGACGCGCTATTTACAAGTTTAATGGTCAAATTATGTGTAGTGATAGTTTTCATCCGAAAGGTGATGCTGCCACGCAATATAATTGCGAACCCTATTTGGATGATAATAAACCCAGGTTAGAACCCAATACCAGTTTTGATTTGTGTAGATTAGCATGTTGTTTATATGACCATTTTGTGGAAGATATATTTGACGAGGAAGAAATTTTAAAGAAGAATAAAATTGCCAAGTTAGTAGCTTCATGGTTAATAGATGATAAGGGAAGGAACATTTTATATAAGACAACCGGCGAAGAAAGATATCCGGAATTTAAATTGTATAAAATGATAGCGAGAACCATTCATCTGGCTATTCCGTCAGTTCAATTAGAAGATGAATTATTTAAGAAATATATTACAAGCAAGAAAAAATTAAACAAAGGTGCAAAAATAATGAACTTGGACAATATACCACCATTTTAGTTCAATGATGAAACTTGAAAACGAAAGTAATAACTAAATCTCGAGATATAATAAATACACGGTTAATACATATCATACGTCATACGTCATATGATATATATAGACACACACCAGTTGAATTAGGACAAGTATAATACTAATACTGCCTAACTAATTACTTTACCTAAAAGATGGATTACCTAAAAGATGGATTATCTAAAAAGATGGATTACCTAAAAAGATGGATTATCTACAAATGCCATTGTAGATTTACCGCCATTTTTAATATCTTTACTATCAAATTGTGAATACAAAAATATTCCGGTGATTCCCGCAAAATAGACTAATAATGTTTCTCTTACTATAACTTTTAATGGTTTCTTATCTTCGTCTGACGTGAATTTCATTTCCAAAAATCTGAATAGGAAAAAAACAACCGATATTGCTAAAGCATAAATAAATACTTCTGTCATTTACATTAAATACAAATAAAGTTAATGTAGATTTTACGAATTATAATAATATATTATGTCAATATCTCAATTTCTTCTAGACCAATTGGAACCTTGTTTGTAACCTTTGGCCTTTCCAGATCATGAATATCTAACTCTGTCAAGTTTATTTTTTCACCTATTTTTATTCTATCTTCGTCAGCGTCGTCTTCTTCTTCTTCCATTTTTCTCATGGCACTACGTTCGACACTAATGTGTTCTAATCGTTCTATCGTCTTTGGGGCTATAATTTCTTCAATCTTATTAGCAGTGCTTATAGCACTGTCTACATCATTAAATTTAATAGTATCACCATCTAATGGCGTTATAACTAACTCATCGCTTGTATCAATATTAGAAGTATTTTTATCGATTTCCCCCCTGTTTCTTTCTGTCTCACCCTCACCCTCCTTCACACCTTCCGTCTCATCCTCCTTCTCATCTTCCTTGTCATAAATAGGCTCGGTGGATATTATTTCTTCACTTTCTTCTACAACAACATCATCTTCAATCGATTCATCTAAATACACTCTCAAAATATTCTCTACTGGAATATTATCACGAATAGAATTTAATGTTTGTTCTCTTACTATTAATTCTAATTCGCGATTATGTTTCTGTATTTGAAGAGGTCCCAGGTTTTTCTCAAACAAATAAATATTTGTATATATTTTCCTAGCAGTATTAATATATACTTTATGAATAAAGTCCTTTAACGATGGAATATTAATATCAATCTTCTTTTGTTTATTACCTACACGCATACATGTTAAACTTTTTAGTTGAATAATATGAACACAACTTATTAAATCGGTTAGATATCCACAATTGCTCTTTTCTATAATTCGTTTGGTTTCCTCCTCTACAATCGTCGAGTTCCACTTGGGAATTCTTGCCAAGAAATTTTGAAACGTCATTAAATATTTATCTAATTCGTCATTCTCTTGACATAGTTTCCACGATTCGTCAAATATAGATTTGAACCCCTCGATAACTAGAGGAGTTAAGATATTAATTAAGCGCGCACACCACTCATTTCTAGA